GTCCGGAAATCCTCTGCTGGTGAACTCACTTATAATCGGGCTAACACATGATGGGCTACCTAAGATCCTTAAGGGACTTCTCCCTTATGTTAGATCAGGTAACGTCATGGTTATTCGGCTGCTACTAACAGTGTTCTTCGTAATTCGGATGGTGCTGGGACGAATAATCCCTGACACCTCTCCGATTACTACACCATCTAGTGCAGATCCGAACATAATTAAGGCTGTTGCTGCTTTCGCACCAACATTCTTTATATGGCTCGGTATTAAGGTAGTTCTCCAATCTTGGAAGCTGCCTCACCTTTCTACAAAGAAGGGTCCACAAGGGCAAGCCCTTGGGACAGCTCTATACGATCTGTCCATCCTTCCAGCTAGTCTACTGGAAGCGATTTATGCCATTTCCAATGGTCATCTCAAGGACTACATGGAGGCCCTCCTCGGAATTATCCGAGGGGCACCTCGGCTATTTGGGTTCTTCTTTAAGGGACTAGTCCCTGGGCTTTTCCGTCGGATCTCAGTGATCCCGGATAAGGCCCTGAAGAGCCGGATTATTGCTGTATTTGACTATTGGTCACAAACAGCACTTCTTCCGCTGCATAACAGCCTAATAGCTTTCCTTAAGAAGATCCATAATGACTGTACTTTCTATCAAGGAAAGATTTCCAGTCTTATGGTGACTTTTAAGGTTTTCATGTGCTATGATCTTACTGCCGCCACAGATCGGTTCCCGGTGCAGCTTCAAGCTGCTATCCTGGCCGAACTGTTTGGTTCTGCTTTCGCATCCGCCTGGAAGACTATCCTGGTGGAATATTCCTTTCACATGAAGGGAAAGGGCGATGTACTGTACGGCGCTGGACAGCCCATGGGAGCTTACAGCTCCTGGACTGTCTTTGCGCTGTGCCACCACATTGTGGTGCAGTACGCAGCCTCGCTAGCAGGGTACACCAGTTGGTACTCAAATTATGCACTTCTCGGGGATGACCTAGTTATTGGGGACGAAGACGTAGGGCGCCACTATAAGATAGTGATGCTCAGTCTAGGTGTCCTAATCTCTTCAAACAAAACACATGAAGGTAACCTTCTATGTGAGTTTGCCAAGAGATTTTGGCTCAAGGGAGTTGAGATTACTCCCTTCCCAATCGTGGGTCTGGTAGAGGCAATCATTGCACGGAATCCGTACGCAATGGCTCTACTAGTAGTCCAATCGCTTTCATGCGGGTGGGCACATCTACTCCGTACCGGTGCCGGATCTTTTCTTCTCCTTCTGGCGAATTGCGTGTATAGCTCTGCCCGCGACGCGGGACGGCTGCACGTAATTCTGCTAGAGTTCACAGTTCTCATCCTTCTAGCTGCAGGTGAGGCCGGAACCGCTTACCAGGTTCATTGTTTTGCAATGAATTCTGCAGAGGCATACCACCTACACCTATCGTGCAACTGGAAGTCGTCTGTACTTGCCCTAGAGCAAATCAGACTAGAAGAGGCTCTAAACTCTATTTCAGAGATAAAGAAGACTCTCCGAAGTAATCTTGATAAGGCCACTAGAATAGCCCAAGGGCTAGCTGGTAGTATTAACAAGGAATACAACGAGGGGGAGGACAATCACTCCTTTCTCAACTACCATGCGCTGTACCACATGCCATGGTACCTTGTTATTCGCAATCAACTTGATGTTCTAAATCAACTCGAAATTGAACTCCAAGGGGGGGCTATTAGTCTTGAGGATGCTATCGACCTACTGTCGAAGATCCGGGTCAGTGACCCTAGCAAGATTAATACTATCCGTAACAGTGAAATGGCACTTCGACACAAGCGGACTCAAATGTCTGCTGTGCGACGTGCATTTCGGTCACGGAAGTAATAATAACCCTCCAAACCTAGTTGAGTGACGGGTTAGAAGCTCTCATACTTCATCACCACGGGCCACTCCTGGCGTGTTTCTAGCGCTAGGCAGTCGGAATTTATG